GTTTACTGATCAGCAAACGCTGGTACAGTTGTTGATGTTACACTACCAAAAATTTGATAATTAGTTGTGTCTTTTCCAACAATAGTAATGTCAAATGCTTGTGGTACATTTACTTGAATACTACTGTTTGAGTTACCATCAGAAAATACAGAACTTATTGCATTACCATCTTGGTCATGAAAAGTTAATCCACCAATGTAAAAGTTTGAGTTGCCTGGAGTAACGATGATTGCATCAGTGCCATCAGCTGCTCCTCCTGCGTAAACAAATCTAAACACAGATCCAGCTATTGGTGCTGGTAGTGTGTATGTATTGTCTTGACTTCCATCTGGAACAAGTAAAATTCTTCCGCTGTGTGTAGCGTTTGTAAGAGTTACGTCTCCATCAGAAAGACTTACTGGTCCATCACCAAATGTTGCTATTTCAGTGATTGCTCCAGTAGAAGTATTTTTGCTTACAGTTTTAACTGTGCTTTCAGATCTAATAGGACCTGTAAAAGTTGTATTAGCCATTTTTAATCTCCTTGGTCATATAGACCTTTTGTTACACAGTCTCTATATCGTCTCCCTAGCAAGTCTGTATAACTAATTAATACTAGGTAGGAGGGGGTAATCCCCCTCCTTTGTTAATTTACGCTCCTGGTGATCCGAAGATACCTCTCCAGTCAGAGAACCCAAAAGAGTATCTCTCTCTAGCTTTGTATCTTACGTTTCCAGTGTCGAAGTCGCCTTCCATCGCAGTTCTGATAGGAGATCTAACGAAGTGTTTAAGTCCGTTAGGTGCGTCTGTTTTAATGAAGAACGCGTCAGTATCAGTTAGGAAGTTGTTTACCACATAACCTTGTGGTACCATTCCCATGTTTCTGACTGCGTTTAAGTCATTATCAGCAGTTCCTGTTCTACCTGCAGATTTCATTAACCTTTCAGCAGTGAATTGAAGGTTTACAGGAATGATCATTTTCACTCCTTGAAGAGCAATTTTCATTCCTCTTTCGTCCTTCATATCAGCGATATCAATTAGCATCTGCTCAAGCGAAGTTTCGTTTAAGTCAGCTGCAGTCGATAGTTCGTTTTTCTGAGTTCCACTAAGTGTTGGGTGATCAGTAGCACAAAGCTCCTTATCATCACCACCAAGGAAAGAACTGTTAAACGCTCTGTTAAGAACGTTAGCAGCCTTAATTTGCTTAGTGTTAGCCATAGAACGTGCTAACGCTTTTGTGTATCTTGTGCTGATTTTGTCGTAAAGGTTATCCTCTACGGCTTCTTCAGTTAATGAGAAAGCCAAAGCGATTGTTTCGTGTGAGTAGCGCGCAGTGAAAGTTTCTTGTGCTTGTTCGTAAACAACACCTGATCCTTCCGGTTTTACTTCTGCGTTGCCAAACCCACCTAGCATCACTTCTTCTTCAAAAGCACGATCAGAACTTTCCTCATCGAAAATTTCTGTGTGCTGGTTTTCGTATCGGTCATATTCTAATCCGAACAAGGCATTCAAGCCAGGTTCGAGTTCTTTGACCAATTGCATTCTTGAAATTGCCATTATATCTCTCCTCTAGCTATTATGTTCCAGTGATACCTGTGCCTAATTTAACGTGTTCGTTAAACATAACGTACCAGTTAGCATTAGCACTTGAAGCATCATCGTTTTCTGGATCTTTCGTAATCCCAATGATTTTGACCTGTAAGCCAGCTGTAGTAGCTTCTGTTGAGTCGTCTATCTCGTTTTTAGATAGACCATTAACAGTGCTGCCTGCAGTAAGAACTGTATCAGTGTTTTTACCGATATCAGTTTTAGCTATTGTGCCATCACATTGAGCTTCAAAAAGCATGTACGGATCATCATAGATATACGCGTCAATATTAGTTGAACCAGAGATCGAACCTGCAGAGGTTACGTTTATGCTCCCTGGATAATAATTTGAGTAAGTTGGCTTTTTGCTAGTTGGGTCAATGTAGAAACAACCATTGAATACACCAAGAATAGTTGCGCCTGAAGCAGTTCCTTTAATTACGTAACCGCCAGACTGTAGCACGTGATCTCCTTTAAAGATCGCTGTGCCGTAGTTATCCTCAATAGTGTACATAGTTGTACCCATGTTTTGAACACCACTACCGACTTTGCCAATTGGTCTTAACCCAAATGCTGCGTCAATATTAGCCATGATTTTATCCTCATAGTTATTGTTACAACACACTCACCTTGAATGTGTTAGTTTTGTGTAACTTATGTGGAGAAAAAATTAGTTTTTCTTACCGCCACCAAATGTTACGCGAGATCGCCTGCTTTCATTATGTACAGGCATGCTAGGATGTTGGTCCTTGAGTGGATCGTTTGCAACAGCATCATCTTTATCTTGCGTTACTTGTGCAAAATATTGTTTTCGCTGCTCAACAATTTCCTCAGGAATTCTTGCTAGCATCAAACCTCCAACAGCAATAACACCTTGATATCTACCTGATTCCATTTGTGGCCATTCCATGTCCGGATATTCATCTGCTCTCACAAATTCCCATCCTTCTCGTAGTCTAGCGGAAACATTTTTTGAATCCATCTGTCCTATTGTTTCGGCCCTAATCCAGCGGTGTTTAAAACCAGCCGGTGCAGGTGGTGCATCTAACTGTGATGGTGGAGCCCATTGTTTCCTTCGTTCGGTTTTAACTCGGGTTTCAGACTCGCGTGACGGTAGTTTAGTTTTTGTATTTGTATTCATATGCCTACTCCTTCACGTATTTCGCATATTCGCTTAGTGGCACACCTAATTTTTTTGCTATGGCTACCTGTGACGGTGTGAGTCTCACAGAACCTTTGCGCTTGGCTGGCTGTGTGCTTCTGGTTGCAGGAGCAACAGTTTGCGTCGGCGTAGAAACTTGTTCAAATTTATGAGGAAACGTGTCCCTCATTCTTTTGTCAATCTCACTATAATACTCATCTGACTTCGTGTCAAATCCTTCTTCAACTAATTTTCGATGAATTGAAAAGGATGTGAGTGTCATAGGCTCATCAGTTCCAAACCATTCGTTCTTCTCTGCCCAAGCTTCTGCTTTGGGATCAGGTGGAGCTGCTGGTTGTTGTTGAGCTGGTTGTTGAGCTTGTTGAGGCATTTGTGGCTGATTTGGGTCAACTCCTCGTGCTTCCATTTCTTTTTTCAATCTTTCACGTTGATCCAAGCTTTTCTTTGCTCTATCAGCATCCACGGCTAAACGTGCTATTTTTTGCTGTGCTTCTACTTGTGCGTCTATATCACCAACATCCATAGCGTCTTTTAGCTGTTTTTTAGCTTCTGCTGTTTGCGCTTCGACACGTGATGCAAATTCATTTACATAACCTGTGTCAAGCAATTTTGCTTTTTGTTGCAGTTTAGCTTGCTCTGATTGTAATCCTTGAGCAAACTCTATTGCAGCTTGTTCTCTTCTTTCAGATTCTCGTAGTTTTTTAGTTAGTTTATCAATCCTTGATTGAACTTTTTTGCCGTAGTCATCCATCTCTCCTTGAGATGCACTTTCTTCCACTACAACTTCTTGTTCTTCCTGTGGTTGAGATGCTACTTCTTTTTCTTTTGCCTCTGGTATTTCCACGTCAACTGATGGGCCATCTGATGGTAAGTCAATCATTTTGGCGTCAGCAGATTCCTGTGTCTCTACCTTTGGTTGTGCGTCTGCAGGCATTTACCCTCCTGTTTATCTAAATTGCAAGATATCCTCTGGGTCTTTTACCACAGCAATTATCTCGTCCTCGTTAAGTATTCTCACTTCACCACCTTCTATACCAAACCTAGATCCAGCATAACGACCAAATATAATCCAATCGTTTACCTTGCACCAAGGTCCATTTGGGTATCTCTTTTCATCTGTATAACATTCTGGTCCCATTTTAAGAACCAATCCTGTGACTGTTGTATAGCCACGCTCTTCCATTGTTTGATCAGCTAATATTACACCACCTTTTGTTTTACCTTGTCCTTTGTATGGTAAAACTAACAAACGCCAACCTGTTGGGTCTGGCAATCGTTCTAATACTTTTTCTGTAGGTAAGTGCTCTATGTCTTTTGTAGCATCTTCTTGTATTTTTTTAAGAAATCTATTTTCTTTGTCTTCTGCTACTTTGTTGTTTTCGTCAGCTTCTACTGACAAATCTTTTTCTTCTAACGCAAATCTACGTTTTGGTAGTTCCTTCTCCGTCATTATCTTCCTCGTCTTTCTGCAGGTCCTGAATCTCCTGTTCCATTATTGCATAGGCCTTGTATTCGCCTACGGTTTTATTGTATTCATCCCAGCTAGGTAATCCAGCTGCTATGACTTCTTTCAACTCCTCTTTTCGGCTTCTAATTCTTTTTAGAATTATGTAAACCGCAGTTTCATTTCTCATCAAAAACTATATATACTAACAGTTCCATTTACGCAAAGATTTATTTATTCTAGAATTAGGATCTCTAGCTGTCTTTGCACTTGTTCTTCTCTTCTTCATACCCTCCATTCTTGCACAAAACGATTTACGTCTTTTTGCAGCTTTGGAGCCTTTCTTTAATTTTGATGGTTTTGTTGTTACGGCAGTCTTTAATTTAGAACCAGGATTAGCTGCACGATAAGATGCAACACCTTTTTTGTTCAAACCACCTGAAGGATTTTTACCTTCTTTTCTTTGCCAAGCAGGTGTTTTAGCCATTTTTCTTTTTAATAATTGACTTTAAAGATTTTGCCTGTCCAGCGTGTAATTTAGAGGCTTTTTTTAAACCTTTAATTACTTTTTTTACTTTTTTTATTTTGTTTTTTTTCATTTTATTTTAAAGCTAGGAAATTCCTTGACTCTACCCGCATAGTAGCTTCTGTAACTAGGATTAGATAGTTTTACACCATCATAAGATCCAGATATGTTTGGTCCAATGTAACCACCAGCAGCTTTCTTTATTGTTGCCACATTTGATGGTTTTGGTCCAGTGTTAGAAGCTTGTTGTTTTCTTTTTACAGCAGATGCTTTCTGCCCTTTGCTCATGGCTCTAGCTTTCGCTATTGGTACACACTTTGGATACTTCTTTCTTTTTTCACCACCAGATCTACCACATTTAGGATATGATCCATCAGGTTTCTTATTGGCTATATCTACCCAATTTTCTTGTACCCAAGATCTAAGACCTTTTTTTGCCATTATGTAAAAAGTTTTGTTTCTTTTCTTTTGTTTTTATCAACAGCTCCACAACCAGCAGCAACTATACTAGCACCACCGTTTGCAAAATTTACTTTTCTTTGACCAGAAACTTTTTTTCTAGCTTGTGATATGCCATTGCTATTGTACCCACCAGCAGCTTTTTTCTTTTTGCCACCTGGTGTTACTTTACCAGAACAGACGGCAGAGGCGTACATGTTTGCATAAGCACTAGGATATACCTTGAACTTACGCTTTGCTGCTGCTTTACCTCTAGGACATAGTTTACCCATTATTTTCTCTTGATGCCTCCTCTTCTCATTTTTTGAGCTTTTAATTTTTGAGCTGCTGCTTTTAACCCACCAGCTTTGTAGCCCATCATTTTATCATCTTTCATCATGCCACCACCCATTTTTTTGACAGCACCACCTTTTTTCTTAGCAACAACTTTGCCACCTTTTTTCTTTCTGGCAGCCATAGCTTTTTTAATTGCAGCATCTCTTTTCTTTTCGTAAGAGCTCATTTTTCCGTCTTTGTCTAAATCACCTTTCATAGTTATTTCCCCTTTTTGAATAGTGACATTGCTGCAGGACCAGCTTTGACCCCAAAGCTTACTGAGCATGCCAAGTATAGTAAATGTTTATAATAATCTGGTAAAGAATGCAAGGCTTCAAAACCTTCTTTTATGTGTGGTGTCCAACCAGGCACGAAAACTGCAATTGCAGGCGCCAGTAGGCAAATTAAAATTAGTTCGTCTTTCCAGCTTCCTTTCATTTGATCCACGG